AATAGACATCGTTGTTGACTCCAGTAATGCTCCAAGGGGATCTGCAACCACGACCAATAAGAGAAACCTTCTGGATGTTGTTGGCTTGCCATGTTGTGCGATCTTGGGAGAGATCAAGAGTAAATGATCCGTTCTCACAGAATACTACAAGCTCACCTTGACCACGCACATTGATGTTGAGGGACGGCATGATCCTCATGCCTGTAATCAATCCAAGATTAGCAGGGGGAGTAAATGAACCACCTTCTTGCCAGTAGGTTTGCTCGGTAAAGTTTTGGGTATTGGATGTCGTTGTGAATCCGTTTCCGTAGATGATGTCAGAAATGTAGATGTTGTTGCTGGCATCACTCACTGCTACACGCCCGTAAGCATATGCCATGATTGTTCCAATCGGCATCTGTTGCTTAACAGGGTTGAGCCTAAAACAAGTATTGGGCTGTGCCGCTGTGATCGTTTTATTGCCAGCCGTAGTTGTTGCAATGTTTGACCAAGGAGTAGATGAACCATCTGGAAATACGCTACGAACTTGGAATTCGTATTGAGTGGTTGAATTAACAGCAGAAAAACTATATCCAACTTGTCCATACGAAACTATGGCAATGGTGCTAAATATTGTGCTACCAGATTGAACTTGGATTTCGTTTGAGACCGCACCTGGGGCATTTTCCGTCCAAGTTAAATTAATAGTTGTAGATCCATTTCCTTGTGCTTGGAGATTTGTTGGAACACCAGATATATCTCCAGACCATGCAATAGGATCTTGGTATCCGTTTTGGATATACATCCAATCTTCAGCTTGAATAAACCATGTATGCATCATGGTTGGATCATTTCCATCAATGAGTTTGTAAAGAGTGCCTACATTGTTAACGATAGAAACAAAGTAAATTGTTCCTGCAACTGAAACTACAAACCCATCTAGTGAACCAGATTTGATTGCCTTGTAAGGCCAAGCACCTTGGAAGTTTCCAGTTTGGAATGCAGTAAGGATAGATGGATCTTGTCCATATGCTAACGTAATTGGGATCTCCGTAAATGGAGGACGAGTAGCATTTACTCCTTGTCTAAAAGATCGGTTTACGCACGATGAAACATATTCCGCTGGAAGGATTGACGGATGCGTTTCCGCATCCATTCCAATCGTTATCGTAGAACCATCGTAAACTCTTCCATCCTGTGCCATTTTTGGCTAGATTTTTATGCAGTAAACCATTGCAAGGTTTACAGGACGAGTTTCTGTTCCGTAGCGAGGAGTTCCATTTGTTCCATCAGTAATCTCACTGGTCGTTGTTTTAGCAGATCCAGTTAATCCAGCACCAGATCCACCAGCAAATGTATTTGATGTTGCAGTTCCACCATAAGAATGTTCATGTCCTTGGAAATTATCAGCTTGGATAGTTCCAATAGTTCCAGCGGAATATGTTACACCACCAGATGTTTGAGTTCCAGCACCACGGATAAACAAACCAGATAGGTTTGGAACACCAAATGTTCCAGTGCTTCCTCCATAAGTATTACCTAACAATGCTCCAAGGGTAGGATATACCGCTGTTGTATATACTGAACCATCACACAACAACCATCCAGCAGGAACAATACCAGTAGTTACATTATAAGCAAATGGAAGAACAGCACCAGATGGCACACTGGTTCCTGTGATTGCAGTAGCGGCAACTGCATAAGGATTGCCATTAGCATCAAATGATACTACTTGACCAGAAGATCCAGTAAGTTGAGCTACACTTCCAAGGGTTCCGCTGACACTTGGTCTATAAACCAATCCTTGTGTTGGAACAATATTTTCAACTGTTCCCCAAGTCGTTGTAGTTCCGCTAGGAGAAACAACAGGAAATTGAGTTTCAGAAGATGTATTTGGATTAAATGCAACAAGTTGACCAGTTGGAGTAGTTCCTTGAATTGCCCCAACTATTGTAGATGATACTTGATTTGAAGAAACTATAGAAGCAGTTCCAGTTCCAGATCCCACTCCTGTAGCAGTAAATGTAACACCTACTGTATTTGAGGATGCTCCAATAGAAGTCCAGCTAGTTGTACCAACAAAAACAATGGTATAAGAATTACCAGCAATGATATTTTGTGCTGGATAAATAGCACCGTTACTACCTCCCAAGAAAATAGGATTACTTGAAGATCCATCTCCCCAATTTACAAGTCCAGTTGATTGATTATAAGTAAGAATGCTATTTGATAAAATAGTAGGTACAGTGTACTTACAAGAAGAGTAATCCTCACCAACTACACGCTGGATTACACCAGTACCAAGAGCTGTACAAGTTGTTGGGAAATTAGGGTTACAAGCCGATGGTGCGTATTGGACGGTGTTGTTGCAATTACATCCACCGTAGTATCCCGATCCAGTATTGTTACATCCGCAAGCCATAGTTTTTTAGTTATAGTTGGTTTTTAAGAAAAGATCAATAGTTATGTAGTATATGTGCCGTTACCAGTAAAAGTCAAAATGGTGTTTCCTGCTCCATCAGATGATTGAGTGGCATTGGTATAAATTCCAGAGAAATATTGGTTAGGAATCGAAAGGATGCAAACACCAGAGAATCCACTTGTAGAAAATCCACCAGTAGTTCCTCCATTTCCTCCGCTTCCATAATTCCCCCATCCTGTTCCGTTTGATCCAGCGGCATCATCACCACACCCTCCACCACCAGCGGCATAATAAATAGATGTTCCAGTTATGGATGATGCTAGTCCATTACCTCCATTGCCTCCAACAATGTCACTACCTACAGTTCCTATGCTTCCAGCACTTCCAGCACCACCACCTCCACCACCCATTTTAGTGTCGCTATCAATAAATCTTCCTACTGCTCCAGCATATCCTTGATTAAGTATTGGAGATCCTCCAAGTCCATAAGTTGCACCATCAGTACCCCCACCACCTCCAGATCCTCCATTAACGCCATTTTCAAAAGGAGAATGATCACCAGCACCACCACCCCCACCATAAGCAACAATAGTATTTAATTTATAAGATATGGATGAATTTCCACCGTTGGCTCCAACTCCACCATTGGTTCCAACACTACCAGCATTTCCTACTATTATATTTAATATGTTATCTGAATCAGTAACTATTGAAGATGTTAAAAATCCACCAGCACCTCCACCTCCGCAAGCACCATTATTTGATGAACCAGCACCACCACCCCCACCAACTAGAAGATAATTAATAGTAATGCTGGCAAAATATTTTAATTTAGCCAAAACCCCTTGTGCTGTGGCACACAAAAGAAAAGGTGCGTTAGACACATTGGAATGCTGAATGTAGGGAAGATTAATTGGAAGCTGATTACTTCCATCTGCAACGACAAACTTCTGTCCATCCCAAGTAACAAGGGAGGGATTAGATCCAGGGACTATTGGGTATTGAGTTCCACACCCACAGAAGTTGGTTGTGCCATACATGGGTTATCGCATTCTACGAGCCGTAAGATAACAACCAATAGTAACTGAACTTCCACTTCCAGAAGTTGCTGGTGCTTGAGCAACCGCATAAACCGTATTATTAGTATTTTGGATTACATTAACAATTGGAGATGAAACTTCACAAGTAAACGTATTTCCAGATGCACCATTAATAATAGGAAATTGAAGTCTATTTGGAATAGAAGGAACTCCCGTAGCTGTACTTATTCCTGCAACAAATCCAGCACCAGCGGTAATTGTAACATTAGTGCAATTAATAATAAAAACAGCAGAAAACTGCCAATCTCCATTAGTTAATGGAGGATTTGATCCTGATGTAATTGTTAACAACTCTTGGGTTTGTCCAGTTGGATTAAAAGCTATGCTACCAGATGACCAAGAAAGAACTTCTCCCACAAGTCCAGATCCCTGTGGTGCGGCAGTAACAGTTCCACTTACTCCTACAATTCCTGTCTGCCAAATAGGGGCAGTTCCAGAACTATTAACAGTGTAAATTTGGTTAGCTGTTCCAGTTCCAGATCCAGACGCAAGCGGATTGTAATAACCCAATGTACCATTTACATCTGCACCCACACTCCTCAATGGAGTTCCAGATACTTGCTGTAGTGAAGGCAAATAAATAGGAGCCTGTACAGATCCATCACCAAAACGAGTTACAGAACCATCATAAAGAACCAAAGCTGGATTAAGAGTAGGATTAAGCCTGTTGATCTGGCTACCATTCTGCCACACAAGCGGCCCAACTCCTTGGCTTGTAGGAGGAATTATGCTAATTGGAACTGTATTGTAGCAAGACATATTAAACTATTTGAGATAGAGGAACTAACACAAATGTTCCAGTTGCGGTAAGTCCCACAACATATTGGATATTGGAAGCATTTGATTGTTGAAGATTTGGGAGGAAAATTGGGTTTTGGGTAGATCCATCTGCAACGACAAATGTTTGCCCATTCCATGTCTGGAGAGATGGATTAGGGGGCGTAGGCACAACATAGGGGTTATTTGTGCCACAACACTGTCCATTGTTATAATTCATTAGGCAAAGGTTTGGATCATCTGCTGGTCACGGGACAACCAGCCTCGGAGATTATTACTTAAATCGGCTCTTCTGTCAGCTATTTCTTTGTAATGCTCATCATTGTACTGACCAATCTTAATTGCTAGTTGGTGAGCATCCTCTTGGAATGCCGCTTGCTCTGTGTTGGAACCAATCTTTCCATCAATAGCAATGTGGATTCCAAGGGCATTTATTGATTCTTGGAGGATCTTGAATGCCGTTCCGTATCCCTCGTTGACAGCAATATTGGCTACTTCCTCTCCCACGCCTACAGGCAGGAGATCAGCTCTGGATTCAGACCAGTAATAATCATGGTAGGTATCAGCTATCCATTCTGGCGTAGGATTGTCAGGCAAGTGATCATCTTTTTGGGTAAGCCCACAGAATGTAATCCCTGCACCATCATGATCATCTTCCTTGAGGATATTTCCCTCATGATCAACAGTTGCCTCGACATTGCAAATAAACTTCAACCAATAGGTAAACCGTGTTGTGTATTTACCATCAGAATAATCTATGATGTCTTGAATTTTCATAAGTCTTTTACTTGAGGGGAGGGTAATGACTCTGGCTCATCTTCTACTTCATCACTCTCAAATGGCTTTTGGATCAGCTTTGATCCACGATTGGCGGCAAAGATGGATGCTACCCAAGTCAAGGCCGATGAAGGATTAAATTGATTCTCTGGATGGAAGTGATGAGAAATCACGGTGTATCCAATAAGAACAGCAAAGGCACAAACAAGAATAATTTCCCATACAAGAAATGAGATTCTTAAACTAGATGGAGTGCCATTAGTTTCACTGACAACTCCTTGAAGGAATTTCATCATAGGTGTGATAGCAAAGCCCAAGAAGCACCAAATGCTGAAGCACCAGCACCAATTCCAATGAACAATCCATAAGGTGAAAATGCCATTGCAATCCTACCAACAAAGAATCCAGCAATTAATCCAATCAATGAAGAAAGGAAGAACAGAAGTTTGTTGAAGTGAGAAATCTTTTGTTTGAGATCAGCAATTACTTTGTCCTTTTCTTTATCGGCATTCATAAAGAAATCCCTCTGTGCCTGGATCTTCTTGGCTAGATCAGCTTCCGTAAATAGTTGCGTCTGTGCTTGTTTGATGTCGCTCTGTGCAACCTCAATAGCTTTGTTTTTTAATGCTACGCTTCGATCTTTCAGAGCCGCATTTAATGCTTTTGCGGCATTGGTGGTATTAGCAATAGCTGGACTCAAATCCACATACACGGGCTTGGATACGCTGGCACACCCAACCAAAAGAAAAAGTGATATGAAAACCAGATACTTCATTTTGTCATTTTCTTAATGCTTGCATAAATAGCAATGCAACCAGCAAAAAAAGAAACAATGAAAGTAATGTTCTGCAACCAAATGTGTGACGTATTAAAGAAAGAGATCAGCAAAGTGACAAGGGAAACTAAAGCACTTGTTGATGCTGTTCCGTCAGGACTTGGAGAGGACGAATGATTCATGACTTACGCCTGTTTAGGTATAAGTCCTTGTAGGAATGCCTGTGGATCTGCTCCAAGAACAGCAGTCAATCTTGCATCTGTATCTGCATCAGTCCAAGTTCCAGCGGATACATAATCAGCACCTTTCCAAAGCATAACACCAACATTTAGATTTTTAATAATAGCTCTGCAAGTTTTTGCCGTATTGTCATAAACAATTTTGTAATCTAATGAATTAAAAATTACGTCAAACGATCCTTTTGTTCCATCTTCATTCGTGGAAGGAATAGTAATTGTGATAGGTGGGTTTAGAGTAATCATAAAACAATTGGGAATGGTAATTTAAGAAGTTCAGTTAATAATACATTAGAAAGAGAAATTCCTCCACCTCCAGCAATAGAAAGAGTAATTGAAGAAGCTTCAGCGGCAGATTGAATTGATCGTTGAATTTGAGTAAGCGTCAAAGGATATGTGTAAATAAGTGATCCAGTAACACTTCCAGATGCTTGAGCATTAGCGTCTGTATAAGAATAGTTAGTTGCAGAATCATAAAAAGTTGCATTACCATTTACAGTTCCACCAATTGATGCACTATTTCCATCAATATCATAAGATGAAGCATTGGTAGAATTGTTATGAAAATAAGCATTTCCATAAATGAACCCCGTTGTTCCACCTCCATCATTAGATTGTGAATTTGTGGAGTTATTATAAAAATAAGCATCTCCAGTTACAACTCCAGCATTATTTCCTCCGCTACCATTTGCGGAGCTATCATAAAAATTTGCTATTGCTCCATTGGATAAATTAACATATCCATTAGAATCTGCTTGCCCTAATGTTGTTGTATTGTAAAAATTTATTGATCCTCCAAGTTGATTAAAAGGAGTTCCTTCAATAAATGAAACGCCACTAACAGAAGTTAATCCAGAAACATTAAAAGTTCCATTGGATGACCAAACATATCCATATGGAATGTAACAATTTGAACAATTAAAATCTACATTAAATCCAAATCCATCGCCATCCCAAAATCCATAATGAACAGGAGAAACAGTACCAAAATATATTGTTGATACGGTAACAGTTGTAAGGGAATTCATGCCTGATACATTATCACAAATGTAAACAGTATCAGTTGAATTTGGGATTCTTCCAGCATGAGTAGTAAAGGATATATTAGTCCACCAATTAAGTGGATCATCCCATACATTTGGTGTTCCAGCACCAGATGCTTGAGAATTAAAATATAGCGTAGCCATATTTACAGAGTCCTAGTGCAAGAAACAAAAGCAGTTCCACTCCAAGTAAGAACAAGTGTAGCAACTAGCGAACCTTTATAAGAATAATTAATCCCAAGAGGATTTCCATTGCCGTCAGAACTTGTCACAACCACAGAATCGTAAATGGGAATGGAGAACCCACCTGTGGCGTTATAAATCTGCCACCTCTGTTCGCTATCGGTAGTATCTACAAATGATCCAAAAGAAAGAATTGGGACAGACATAACTATAAAATTGGTTGAACACCTTGGGGGGATAGAACCCCCAAGGCATCCAGAGTTTAATTAGAACAAGAAACCAGCAACGTAAACGTCACCAGACAATGCACCAACAGTTCCACCAGCACCAGTAGTGCCAGAAGCAATGCTAGGATTGTAGTAGGTAATGGTGTTTGGAGAAGCGGTTGTCGAAAGAATCGTAACCGTTCCGTTGTAACCAGCACCAACTCCAAGTACGTTAACAACTGCACCAGCGACAAACGAAGCAGGAAGTGCCGACAGCGTAAGTGTGGTGATGTTGTTTGATGTAGTAGAGGAGCTAACAGTAACCGAAGGAACTGCGGCAGTGGTAACATTCAAATTCAATGTTTGAACAGAAGCCGCACCACCAGCATTAGCGGAAGCAACAGGGAAACTACCAGTTGGGCTAATTGCAGTAGCTCCATAAGGAAGCTGATCTGCAAGAGGAAGCCCACCAAAAATATACCCTGGAGCCGCACCAGTTGTGCTGGAGGTAGCTCCAATGAGGGTAAGGATGGTTTGTGATAGGTTTCCACCAAGGGTTGTTCCACCACTTGCAACTACCGTATTAGCAGGAGAAGTAACAGGAATACCAGTTACAGGAAGGGTTGTTGCCGCAACAATGTTCTGATTTGAAATAGAGTCATTGATGTTTACAACTGCACCAGTGGAGAACTGCGTTGAACCAGAAGCTGGGCCAACAACATTTGAATAGACGATAAATGCATTCGTAGGAACGAAAACATTCTCGTCATATGGAAGGTCACCAAGAATGTAGGTTCCAGTTTTCGTGAAATCTACATTTTGTGGGCCGAATCGAACAATCGTAAGATTGTTAGGAGTGGGTTTAGGGACGGACATATAATTAGTTTTTTAGTTAAGATTAATAGTAGCTAGGAGTGTTATAAATAACATTGTTTTGAGTGTAAGCAACTACAACGGTATCAGAAGATGCCGTAACAGTAATTGGATACTGAAGAGGCCCACCACCAGAAAAAGACATACTAGCAAGCAATGTTGTAGTAGTTCCATTAATGTTAACGGTTGCCGTTCCAGAAGCACTGGTACTAACCGACCAAGTGAGGGCACTTGTAGGAATAGTAACAGATGCACCACTCGTGACAGTTTGGAAAACTGGTGTCAACGGTTGCCCGTACCCTGCGTATAGCAGGGCAGGGGCGTTGAGAACACTCGACGGAGCGTAATTTGCGTTGTTAAGTGACATCGTGTGTTTACCTTATTGATTAGATAGGCTGGCTAACAGTGCTGTTGCAAGCGTAGCAATCAGGGGTGTATTGAGGAGCATAGTTCGGCGAGAGTGTGCAAGCCGCAGGGATCACCAACTGTGCATTGTTCAACCTGTGAAGGATGGAGTGCATCAGAGTAGGATCTTGGAACTGCATACCCATACGGAACTGGTTCCAGAAGAAACCTTGGTCACGCTTGATGTTGCACTCCCAATCTGGGTTCTTCCACTCCCAATCACCAGCGTAGTTCTGGGTCATGCCTTGAGCTTCACCGATACCACTCTGGGATGGGCTGATCCACTTGATCATTGCCTTGTTAACCCAAGGATTCGTGATACCGAAATCAGCATAGTTATAAGCAGGGTTCTGGATGTACTTGCAACCAAGCTCCGTTGTGACGGGGTAGTAAGGAAGCACACGAACCAGACGAGGCCAGGTCGTAGGATCGTTCACGTTGAACGTAGGAAGGGAAGCATTGTATGTCCAATCCACGTTGAAGCGAACACCGTTGATGTCGTTACAGAAAGCGTAGTTACCGATAACGCGATCAATACCAAGAGAGTATTGAAGTTGCTTGTCATCAAAGTCACTGACGCTCTCCCACCATCCACCAGACTGCTTGGCATACTGCCAGAGTTGACGAAGAACACGGGAATCAGGAACGATGATCTCAAGGAGAGGGCGACCAGCGGCCTCGCTTACGTCGAGACGATAGGCATCATCTTCACGCTGAAGGTTGATGAGGATGTCATCAAGGGTATCAAGCGAAAGAAGACCGATGTTGTTGAGTTGAGAAGCCGCCATCTTAACATAGACATAGCCCATGTTGTAGCTACCCTCGTTCGTACCCTCGAAAGGCTGAACGATGAACATCTGATCATCAGGAGTAACACAAGAGACAAGGGACTGACCATTGCTGACAGGAACCCACTTGTGTCCAGCACCACCGATCCAGTTGGAACGAGCGAACTCCTCATGCACGTTCTTGGTGATGTTGACATTGGTTGCCATGATGTGATCCATCTCCTCTTGAGGGAAGAGACGATACATGAAATCGGTAAGCTGATACCAATCGGTACGCATAGCCTTGGTGAAAAGGCTGAAGCTGTACGATTCCGTACCAGGGTGAGCAATTGTCTCAAACTGAACGTCATCAGCGTTCTGGATGCAACGACCAGACTGAACTTGCTCCCAAGGCTGATCTGGATTATACCATCCACGACCAAAGCGGAATGCTTTCTGGGTAGGAAGGGTGTTTAGAGGCCAAGTCTCGGTCTCAAGACGACCGTAGTAAATACTGTTGATCGCCATCTTTTTAATGAAAAAAGGATTGTAATATACCCTTGCCTCTCTGAACAATGTGTCAACATCCTGACACGAACTAAATGTTACGCCATTTTGCGCCATATGATTAATTTGTTATTGGTTAGGTTGTGTGCCTTGAAAAGAGTCGCCTCCTCAAAAACACGGTTTTGGTTTGTGAGCGACTGGCAACCTCGCAGGGTCTTTATTTTTTCAACAACTGATGTCAACCTCACACCCCGCTTTTTATTTATGTCTGACGCTATCAGACTCGGTGCTTTGGCTGAAATCAATCGTTGCATCAACAACGACCAATCCAGATGTTTTGACTTTTATCTAAAAAGGAAAATTCGTCAACAACAAAATTTATCATGATATGCAATAGCAGAAATTAAATACTCTCTGTTTTCTCTAAATTGACCAAATCCCGTGTTGCAATGCTGGCAAAGCAATCCACGAATTTTCTTTGTTTTATGACAATGATCAACTGCTAAAGATTTTCCAGTCCCGCATGATTGTTTGCAAATTGCACAAACCCCACCTTGGCTTTCAAGCATTTCATTATACTGCTCAAGCGTTATTCCAAACTTGTTTTTGAGTTGTATGTTTTTGCAAACGTGTGGGTTTTTCTTTGCAGAACGAGATTTGTTTAGATTGTATTTTTCTCGATTTTCTCTATTCCATTTTTTGGCGTTTTCTAAATTTACAATACGGTTTTCTTTTGCCCATTTTCCATTGCGATCCTGGTTAAATTTGAAACGCTCTGGAGATACCCAGTATTCACGACCATGATCGTAAGACCAAAAGATCTTACCATCATCTCTTATAGTTCCTCTTTTCAACATACTACAACCCTACTACAACAGGGTTGATTGTAAAGAAAAGATTATCTATTTCTAAATTTAGCAAATAAACTTGCTGGAGTTCTTTCCTCCACTTCCGTTGCTTTGCCAGATGAAGAAGATCCCATGAGACCATCAGATGTGGAAGATCCACGCATCTTTTTGATGGTTTCTTTAAGCTCCGCATTTTCCCTTTCAAGTGCAAAGGAATATGCTTTTGCTTTCTTAAATTTAGCTCCCTGCTGGAGTACACGAGTGATTTGCTCTGGAGCGTAGTTGCTGTTCTCACGCAATGCCGCTTCAGCAATCAACTCATCTTCCGTTGTATCATCATCAATCTTTTGTGATGCAATAATCTTTGCAATGTCTTCTGGATATTTAATGGAATCTTCCAGTGATTGTTTTGCTTGGAGGAATGCATCCTGCCAGCGTTTTCCAATTTGAGATTTCGTCATGTTTGCACGACGAACCTTCTCATCATCAGCTTGTGCCTTGGTTATCTCCCAATTCTGGAGAGCTTGGATACGATTCTCAACCTTACCAAGAACATCGTAAGCTGTAGTATTGAATTTAGCCTGTTCCATAGGAGACAGATTTTCGTAGATGGCATTAAGAGTCTGTTTGGAAATCTCACGTTGTCTGGATCTTTCATTCTGATCGGATGTGCGAAGTGATGTTTCATATGCGGCAACAGCTTTCTCAAATTCCGTAACGTATGTGGGGTCTTCCCCAAGGATCATTTTGATCTGACTATAACCATTGAGAATAGGTTGATCATAATTCTCTTTGAATACTGGATCAGCAGGAAGGTTAAGGAATGCATTTGCTTTGCGAAGCTGTTCAAGATCATTGGAGAGTGCTTCTTCACGCTCTTGCTTTTCTTTGATTGCCAATTCCAATTCCTTCTGGAGTTTCTCAACCTGCTTCTTTGTTTCACTATCGTCGATTTTGGAACGAAGCTCCTCAATCTCTTGTTTGGACTTCTCATATTCTGCAACCTTGGCTTTCAGTTCAGCGGCTTCTTTAGAAAGCTGTTCGTTGGTCTGTTTTAGAGTCTTGATGTATCCAGGCTTCTTATCATCTTCAACAGACGATGCCTTAACTTCTGGTTCTTCCCTATTCTCCTCTGCTTCACGCCTAGCTTGCTTTTCCTCATCAACCTTATCTTGGAATTGAGAAGAATCTTGATTCAACTTCTCTGCCATTTTCTTAAACAGATCTGTAGGGTTTCCCTTTGGAGCTTCTTTGATGTCGCTCTTGAAAAAAGCATCAGCTTGTTTTACAGCGGCTTCTCTTGCGGCTTTGTCAGCGGCAGATGCGGCGGTAAGATTTGGGTTCTGTGCAGGGTCAATAGGTTGTTCAGACATGGTGTTTTGTGGTTGTGGTTACTTGCGGAGATTAAGTTCTTCTGGTGTCAAAGAATCATCAAGATCAGGATCAAGGTCAAGATCATGTGTGGCTATTTTAGATACTTTGGGACGATCAATTGTCTCAAATTTATTATCTTCTGCTTCCGTTGCCCACTCTTGGAGGGTCTTGAATACGGAAACTACAGTTGCATGGTCATTTTTAACAAGCTCCTCATACAAAGAGGACTTTAATTCTGTGAAGCGTTTGTCGTTGACGATTGATGCGGCTAGGTTGAGTACGTTTTTATCCATAATTTTATAAATTTGTTTTATTTAACGATTCTCCAATCATATTGCCAGTTTTCGCCAAAGTGTGTTTTGTGATTGTACTTTTCCCATCTATTATCAGTTTTCCATTTACACATTAAAGTTTCATTATTGCTATCTATTTCTTTTTGAATTTCAGAAGAATCTATTAAATAGATATATCGTGATTCTTGTTCATTGTTAAACTGTGGAGTCGTAATGTTTATCCCATGAATGGCAACTTCATTCTCCATTAAAGATCTAATGTGTTTTAAATTTGCTTGATACAAAAATGAACAAACTTCTTTTTTGGAAATTGGCTTATCTTCTGAATGTCGTTTTTGTTCTTTGGATATTCCTAATTGATATGCTTCAGCAATTGCATTTTCCAAAATCCAATGCCTTTGAAACAATGGATATTCATTTTCATATTCAGAAAATACTCGGTCAACTATTTCTAAACATTTTTTATTTAATTCTACCTCTGGTTTTCTTTTCAATAATTTATCATCCATTCTGTTGGCCTATTTCGGGGTTGCTTTGTGCTAGTTGTTCTTGCTGTGCAATAGCGGCTTGCTGTGCCGCCATGTCCTGTGTGTTTTGTTGGTCGTTATGATCCAACTCTTGTTCATGTTGATCCTGCATAGCTTGTGCATCCTGTGATGCCTTTGCCCTGTGGATCTGGATGTCATTAGCGGCCTTTGCCCTCTTGGTAGCAAGATCAGTTGATGCTCTTTCCATTGCCATTGTGTCATGCAACTTGGCTTTCTGTGCCATTGCCGCCAGTTTGATGTTTTCTTTCTTCTGAAGGAAGTCAGTCTGCATGGATTCCTTGGCAACAAGGGCATGGAGTTTGACTTGCTCTGGCGACATTCCTTGTTCGTTGCCTTGCTGTTGCTGATTGGCTTTCTCAATTTGAGCAAGCTGGCTACCAAGTTCATCAGTTCCACGCTGAAGCTGTTGCATCTGTTGACCAAACTGCTGTGCAATCTGCTTCTTGGAAGGATCTTTCTGGATGAATCCAAGGTGAGCAGTAAGGTGTGGGCCTTTGAATCGGATGAGGCAAGCGTAGATGTCTTTAATAAGATCAATAGCTTCCTCTGACATATTGTTGGCAACTTGACCACGGGTAGGTGCTTGAGGATTAACACCAGCACTCTGTAAGGCTTGTTGAGCTTCCTGCATGGATGCGGCGGCATCTTGGATGTGACCCTTGAAATGCTCCACATGGTTCTGATCTGGATACACCCTAAAGTTAGCGGCATTACCTTTTGGATCAGTCATACCAATGTTCTCCATTGAGATGATTCCTTGCTCATCAGGGATCTCAACCTTGGTGTGCTGGAAGTAACGGTTCACATTTTGGCGACCATTCAATGCGGCAATTGCATCAGCGATAGCATTTGCCTGACCATCATTCATAGGAGTCATTCCCGTGAGTGAAACAGTCTGCTGTGCCGCCATCAGTTTGTATGATGGGCTACCAGAACCAGAAAGCATATTGGATTCAAGGTTCTCAATGTTTTCCCACTTCCATGCTTCTGCTGGAACACCATTCTCCTCCATGAAATCAACAAACTTCTGCTTGAGTTTGTAACCATAACCACCCTTGGTTGTGCGGCTCATGCGTTTGTAGAGGAGCTTCAGCCAGCGAGTCTGGTTGTCATTGAACCTACGAATTTGAGTTCCTTGGAGCTTGGCACTTTCAGCGGCATCCATTTGGGATTCAGCTTTCGTCCTAGCCTTCCCTGTCTTGGAGTAATTGCCAATATTGTATGCACCAATTCCACGATAAAGATCAGCTTGGTAAAACTGGATACCAGAAAGCACCTCGTTGAATGGGATGTTTACAGAAACTTGTTGTGGTTCCACATCTTGAGGAAGAACCATGAATGGCATCCACTCCATCTGCTTCAGCTTCTTGGTTGATTCAGCAGAACCACCCTTGAACATCAAACGAGTATTCCAATCTACGGCATCCATAAAACGATTCATGTGGATGTCATAAGCTCGGCATTGGATAAAGATAGCTTCAGCAAGACCCTGGATCTCATGCCAGATACCAGAACCAGTTGAGTCAGTCATGGGAGCAATGATGTCCTCCCAACCATTCTCATCCTTTTCTACCCAATCTTTTTTGTAATAAAGGAATCCTGTCTGATCACGATACTCTTCTTCCGTAAGATCCTTACGACCATTCTCTTTGTAGCCAAGTACAAGACCTCCATAGTTTTGGAGAAGAAGCATCTTGGAGATAGATCCGTTAAACTCCATGATGTAGAGTTCATACAACTCAATGCGTAGAGTGTACAAACGGGAAAGATTCATGTTGCCAGATGCAACGTCCCTTAACCATTCCGTATTGGTATAAGTATTACGATAGTTGGTCGTGAACATCCGTAATGCATCTACACAAGCCCAAAAGTTCCAACCCATTTCGGTTGCGTGTGCTTCTGCTTTTACTGGATCTTCTTCTCCACCAGTAATTTTTAGCCAAAACTCAAGTGGCGTATAGCTACGTTTGATGCAAAGCTCACCCAAGTTAGTAAGATCGGCATATGTTTTATCAGGAATCAAGACATTGGAGTTATGGAAACTCTTTGTGGGCCACCCATCTCTATCTTCAGCAATCTCAAATCCCTTTCCATACAAGCTCATCTCCTCAACATCCAATTCGACGTTGTAGTTATAGGAAGGCCAAGAACGAAGCATACGATCAAAACCAACACTGATAATATCACTCCATATTTTCTTTTCGGTAGGATTACCAATCTTTGTTGTGATATTTGCGGCAGTATTTCGCTCCATAACCATGTCCACAAAGCTGGACTTTTGGTTATCAACGATGAATTTCATCTGACGGAATGGCACATTGCTCATTCCTTGCATCTGCCTTGCGGCTACCTGACTATAATCTGTTGGGGGGAAACCCTTATAGCATTTGTAGATACGTCCCCACTTACGTTCACGACCAGCATTGTCTAATCGAAGGTTCCAGCAAATTGTAAATGCATCATTGGCTGTTTGGACACGGCTAGTAGGTGCTACGCCATTAGAGTTGATGGTATTAAAACCCCAACTCGACACACCCTCACGATTTACAATTCTTTTTGATTTTGCCATTTTAGCCTAGTGTTTGGTTCATTGCTTGTCTGCGTTTCTGACAAGCGGTGCAACCCCTTGCGGCTTGTTCAAGGTTCGTTTGAACCCCAAGTGTTGCCGCAACACGATCACCAAGGTTGGCAAACGTATGAATTACATTAGCTACCTTGTCGCCAGCTTCTTGCCAACAGTATTGACCTGGGATTCTCCCACAAATTTGTTGTTCGATCAAGTAATCTAAATTATCTGGCACTTCTACATTGTTATTTTTCATGTCACTGGCAACTTTGTTGGAGAATTGTCTGCCATAAGTCATCTCCATTCCATTGACACGATATTTAGTTCCCTTGTCATCGCTGTACTCATACCAGAGTCCACTTGGGATCGGCCCGTTTTTATCCTTTAGTCTCATGTAGCTCAAATGATTTGCATTTTTTTTATATTTTTGTCAATAGTTAATCCACATGGAATATAACGGATTGGTTTTGGATGCACCAAAAGACACAACATATGGCATCCCATATTTAGAGACTGTTCCACAGTTTGTTCGTGAGCTTTCTTGCTATGCATTAACCCGTGGAGAGTTTGGAAGGATACAAAGGATTAAACGAGGCATCAGAATTGAGGATACTGACCTTAAAAATCCTGCTCAACATATGGTTAATTGCTTTAACCTTATTTATGGCAACGATGTGTTACTCCATTCGCAAGGAATCCCGAATAATTATGCCCTAGACATCATTGATTTGTTCTGCAACGAGAATGATTGGGGAATTGCAGGGTGTGCATCCAGCGGAAAGACGTTTTCTGTGGCGGCTTGTATCGTGATGGATTGGATTTCTGCTCCCACAGTCACCTCAACATACGTTGCATCTACCTCTTTGGACGCATCTGAAGACCGTCTGTGGGGTAAAGTTTGCACCCTTTACAGGACTGCAATGCGTAATATTCAAGCCCAATACAAGACTGCAACCATTGGAAATCTGGTTGAGTATCGAAGAATGATTGTTTTTGAGTCGATTGATACCCGTGATACGGAACGAGACTATACAAATGCCATCAAAGCAGTTGCTTTTCCAAAAGGAGGCGAAGGTCAAAAAGCGGTTGATAATATGCGGGGTAGGAAAAACGAACGAGTGAGAGTTTTTTTAGATGAATTGGCAGAAATGGATCTGTATTGCCTCAATGTGCGATCAAATTTTACCGCAGGAAACGATGATGTTTTGTTTGGAGGCATGGCAAACCCATCAAATACGGCAAATAACCCACATACGGAGCTATGCGAACCCGATGATCCTATGGGATGGGAGTCTGTGAATAGGTACACCAAGAGATGGAAAACCCGTACAGGGGTTGCCTTGCACCTTTCTGGAGAAGAAAGTCCAAATCTTCAAGCTCCAGATGCAGAAATACCTCCTTTTAAGAACTTTCTGACTTATAAAAAAATGGAGGCAACATTAAAAATATGCTATGGCAATAAAAATGCCCTAGAATATTGGCGAAATGTTTATGGTTGGTGGCCCGATAACTCTGTAGAACTTACAATTTTATCAAAAGCATTCATTGCTGGATGCGATTTGAACTTTGAACCCGTTTGGAGTGGCAGAACTAGGGTTGTTTGCGGATTTGACCCTGCATTTACTGCTGGTGGAGATAGATGTGCGGCATCTTTTTGCAGATTAGGGCAAAATGATACTGGTCGTAACGTAGGTTTCTATCTCGGAACTAGAGAATATGAGTCTAGCGTAGGTGATGTCTTTGAAGAATCCATAGCAATGCAGTTGGTAAAGGATTGTATTGAGTTCGGTGTCCATCCACGGGACTTTGGATTGGATATTTCTGGTGATGGTGGAAAGATGATGAGAGCAATCATCATTGAATGGAGCAAATTTCATCCAGAGGCTATGTTTGTATTCCCCATTTCCTCAATGGGTATGCCCACAGAGCGTAAGATCAGCAATCTTGATAAGCGTACTTGCAAAGAAGCATACGACAGATTGGTTACGGAATACTGGTTTGCTGTTCATACGGCATTCTCCACCAGATCATTGGTTGGCATTGACGTAGATGCCCATTCCAAGGTTGTAAACGAGCTTTGTAGTCGCCTTTATTACCACAAGGGAAGGAAGGTGGCAGTCGAGAAAAAACTCGACATGAAGCATCGTTTGAAGAAGTCGCCCGATTTGGCTGACTCATTGACCTATGCTGTGCAGATGCTCCGCAGGGCAGGACTCGAATTTGCGTTTGAGGAAGAGACAGTTTCTTTGGACATCCAAGAAATCAGCGATTGGGAAAACCGATTGATTCATAGCAAAGGAACTACCCAAGAAAAAATTGAGGATGATGAATGGGGATATGGTGGCAGAGGGACGGATGAAGATGGGTTCTAAAAAATAACCCCATCCCCTGTGCGTACAAGGAATGGGGTTAAAAAGATACCCAACAATTTGAATATGGTGTTGACATATCAAAACAGCAAGCATATTTTCACAAAAGATACCCAACATCGAAATCCTCGCTGGATCGGTGTTGAGACATACACATGAGAGGGAGTCTAATGCTGACGCACCCAATCTAGGCGAGAACACCAAAGGTTTCTACCCTTGAAGATTTTGCGGGGTAGTTTGATAAGAGTGTGACGACATGGGAGCTTGAGCAGTTTACAGCCTCATTCCTTCTGCAATTCCATGTTCCAGTAATGGTGTGCTAATGATCCTTTCCGACGGTATGTGGAAGTAAATGGCATAGTTTAGCCTGTAATGGGCGAACTATGTCTTGAAGCCTTCCTCTGGTGTTGGAAGCATATACCATTGACTCTGA